ATACTCAGGGTGATACAGACACTGTAACAGAAGGTACAGCTAATCTATACTACACAGATGCACGTGCTACTGCAGCTGCTAAGGCTGCTATTAGTGTCACTGACGCTGGTGGTGACGGTAGCTTAACATACTCTGCTGGTGCTATTACATACACTGGCCCTAGTGCAGCTGAAGCACGTGCTCACTTTAGTGGTGGTACAGGCGTAAGCATTACAAATGGTGTTGTAGCTATAGGTCAGGCTGTAGGCACTACATCTAATGTTACGTTTAACGACACGGTAGTTAACGGCAACCTAACCGTAAACGGCACTACTACCACCGTAAACACTGAGACACTCAACCTTGCAGATAACCAGATTGTTCTCAACTCTAATGAGACAGGTACACCTACACAGAATGGTGGCATTGAGATTGAGCGTGGTACAGCTGCTAACAAAACACTTGTATGGAACGAGGCAGACGATAAGTGGACTGTAGGCAGTGAGACATTTGTAGCTGGTACATTTGAGGGTGCTTTATCAGGTGCGGTTACAGGTAATGCCACTACAGCCACTACACTACAAACAGCCCGTACTATTAGCCTTACAGGTGACGTGACAGGTACTGTATCCTTCAACGGAGGTTCTGATGTTAGCATCACGGCTACCGTAGCAGATGACAGTCACAATCACACGATCTCTAACATTGACGGGTTGCAGACAGAGATCGACACTAAAGCAGAACTTGCAGGCTCAGGCTCTCAGGCTTTCTCTGCTTCTACTCTTAATGCTACTACTGTGGATCTGGGTGCATGGACGGTCACACAGAGCGGCACAGATTTAAAGTTTGCATACAATGGCATTAACCGAATGAAGTTAGATTCCAGTGGAAACCTAACAGTTGAAGGCAACGTCACAGCTTATGGATCTGCGTAATGGCTTTACAATCGTCAGGATTAATTACTTTAGCTCAGATACAAACAGAGCTTGGTGGCGCTAATCCCATAAGCCTGTCTGAGTATTATCGTGGTGGCCTTTACACGCAAGTTAACAATACAGATGTACCTACGTCCGGTTCTATTTCTCTGAGTGACTTCTATAATGCCCAAGCAGGCTTTGCATTTACAATATCATCTAACACCAAAGAGGCTAACCTTAACACTCTCGCTACTGCTGCAGGCTGGAATGGTACAGATATTCTTGTAGCTACTATAGCATCAGGTGTATATCTTTGGTCAGACAACACAGCGAATCCGGGGCTACGGATTAACGTACCAAACTGTGTCGTTATTAACAACGGCTTTATTATTGGTAGAGGTGGTAACGGCGGCTTTAGTGGTGCAGGTCAGGCTGGTGGACCTGCCATCAACATCACAGCTTCGGGTGTCGCTATTACTAACGCTTCAGGGGCTTATATAGCTGGTGGCGGCGGCGGCGGGGGGTCTGGCAAAGAAGGCTCTGACAGTGACCGTGCTGGTGGCGGCGGCGGTGCTGGCGGTGGAGTTGGCGGCGGCTATGGCGGCGGCGCTGGCGGTTCACCGGGTCAACTTGGTGGTAATGGTACTTTCGCAAGCTCTGGAGCTACTAATGCAACGGGTGGTTCACATGGTGGTGGCGGTATGTCACGAGTAGATGTTGATGGCGGCGGTGCATCTGCTGCCTCATCAGGTGGTGGTAGACAACCTAGTGGTACAACCGAAAGTGCTAATGCGATAGCTGGTGGTTTGTTAGGAGGTAAAGGAGGCTTCTGGGGTGAGGCTGGTACTGAGTCCAACGGGTATAACAGAGGCGCACCCGGAGCAGGAGGCGCAGCTATCACAGGAACCTCTCCGTCTCTAACTAATAACGGTACTATATACGGTAGCACATAATGACACAGATAAACTTGACACCAGACGAGCTAGAAGATATGCTTGATCGTGCAGCAAGACGTGGCGCTAAAGAGGCTCTTAGGTCTCTGGGGTTACAGGATGCAGACGCCCAGCGCGACTTGCACGAGATGCGCTCTTTACTCGAAGCTTATCGTGACACAAAGAAAAGCATATGGACAACCGCAGTAAGAATATCAACAGTAGCTTTGCTATCATTCATAGCAGCATCTGTGTGGATGCAGATAGGGAATAAATAATTATGGCTAAGAAGTTAGTAGGTTTTAAGCCTGAAACATTACAGAAAAAAGTACTGCCAGCATTGGGCTATAACGGACCTATGGATGAAAAGTCTATAAACCTTTTCCTTGCATCTAACCCCGCAGCCGCAGCACGTATGGGTAAGTTCACACTGTCAGCCAGACGTATTGTTGAAGGTTCCCCCATGCAGATGGCAAAGGGTGGCGACTCTAAAAAAGATGAAGAAGCACCTGCTCAAAGTGCTCTTGGTAGCGCTGGTGTTATGACTAAGGCTATTACATCTGATCCTCGTAAACTAACTGTTAAAGCAGACACTGCTGCATCTACTGGTACAGGTACAGACATTACTACTGGTACAGGCCAAGCAACTGCAGCTGACACAGCAACGACTACTACAGCTACTCAAGCACCAGACGCTGTTGCTGCACCCGCCACAGATGCTTCTACTGTAGACGCTACTACTGCTGCAGGCGCTGTAGATGCATCCCTTAAAGGTGCAACAGCTGCTACAGGTGAAGTGAGTGACGCTGCAACTATGACAGCTGCGCAGGGTGACCCTACCAAGATGGCACAGTTAAAGCTGGATGCTGCACAGGGTGAAGCTGCTACAGTAGAGGGCGCTCCTACACGTGTACTTGAGACAGGTGAGATGATTGATGGCTCAACTGTAGATCAACAAAAAGTTCAAGACATCTATGGTACAGAACGCCTAGAGGCTGCTAGTGTCAAGGATGAGATGGCAACTCTCATGGAAGACTTTGAGGGTGGCGACACACCAGCATGGGCTGCAGGCGCTATGCGGGGTGCTGCAGCACAGATGGCTGCTCGTGGTCTCTCTGCATCATCTATGGCAGGTATGGCTATTGTACAGGCCGCTATGGAGTCTGCACTACCTATCGCTCAGATGGATGCATCTAACAAGCAAGAGGTAGCTATGGAGTCAGCACGTCAACGTGCAGGCTTCCTCAACATGGAGTTTACTCAAGAGTTCCAAGCTAAGGTTCAGAATGCTGCTCGTATATCTGAGATAGCTAACATGAACTTCACTGCTCAGCAGCAGGTAGCTCTTGAGAATGCTAAGATGGCTCAGACTATGAACTTAGCTAACTTGGATAACCGCCAAGCTAAGGTTATGGCTGATGCTGCTGCTATGTCTCAGATGGACTTAACTAACCTTAACAATCGTCAGCAAGCTCAAGTACAAAATGCTCAAGCATTCCTGCAGATGGACATGACTAACCTTAGCAATGAACAGCAGATGAACATGTTTAAGGCTCAGGAGCGTGTCAACTCTATCCTGTCTGATACTGCACAAGAGAATGCTGCACGTCAGTTCAACGCTACGAGTGAGAACCAGACTAACCAGTTCTTTGCTTCACTTGCTACACAGGTATCACAGTTTAACTCAGAGCAAAAGAACTCTATGTCCCGTTTTAACGCGGGTGAGACAAACGCTCTCGCACAGTTTAACGCAAGCCAAGTCAATGCTCGTGAACAGTTCAACGCTACGAACCACCTTATTGTAGCTCAGGCTAACGCTCAGTGGGCGCAGTCTGTAACAACAGCTGAGAACGCTGCAAACAACCAAGCTAACCGTGACGCTGCTCTTGCTGCTAACAACTTGACTATGACTGCTTACAACAATATCATCCAGCGTGAACGAGATGTTCTTGCATGGGCTTGGCAGTCTGGAGAGAACGCAGCACAGAGGGATGCAAACATTGCCGTTGCTAAGATACAAGCTGAAGCTTCCGCAGCCGCTGCTGGTGACACTGACTCTACTGGTCTTTCTGCCGCATCAGGTACGTTCCTTGGACAGATTGCTATTAACGCAGCAGATTACCTTTTCAGCTAATAACAAGGTTAAAAACATTATGCCAGAACCAGACTATAACACATCCGCAGTAGCAAGCGCACCCACAAGCTCACCAAGTCCACAGTCACGCCCTAGTGGGTTAGGATCTCGTTCTGGTCGCAACATGGATGCAGATATGTATGCGGGTTCCAGCTATGCTCCTACGAGTGGCGCTGGTACATCTAGTGCTACACAGACATTCTCCTCTAGTGCTACATCTACAGGTAGCTTTGCTGCGGCTGCGACAGCTAACGATGATGATGGCCCAGGTTATGGGCAACTGTATAGCAATACAGCTATGGCTTTGACAGCTGCAGGTGCTACTCTCAAGGCACCTACTCAAGCAGTCTATAACCCTATGAATCTGTACTCTAGTCAGAATATGCAGGAGATCTCTACTGAGATTAACGACTACCTTCGTGGTACAGCCATTGATGATGCTATGCGTGAGGCTCTTAATCTTCCAGAGGTATATCAAGGTGTACCGACTGAAGAAGAGCCAGACCCGAATATCACAGACCCAGACGTTCTCAGAGATGCACTACAGCCGGAGCCTATCACTGTAGAGGAGCTGCCTGACGTTATTGTTAAAGCTGGTGATACACTCACAGCTATTGCAGAAGCAAACAACTTACCTGTGCAGGATGTCATTGACGCTAACCCACAGATTGCTAACCCTGATATGATTCGTCCTGGTGAGGTTGTTAAGCTATCTAGCCGCTTTGACACTAAAGGTGAAACTCCTGTAGGGATGAATACATCTCCAGACAAAGGTTTAGTCCCTGCCATAACAAGTAACGTTGTATTTTCTGACCCAGAGATGTCTTTTATTGTGGCACTAGAACAGTTTAGAGAAAAGCCATATGAGCTAAATAGCAGTCGCCGCTTATCTCCTAACTCACACAAGTCTGGCTTAACTGTAGCAAACGGCTTTGATGTAGGGCAGCACAACAAGGCTACCCTTCAAAAGATGGGCTTAGATGATGCAACAATATCCAAGTTTTCCGATTGGATAGGTGTCAACCCTGACACGATAATAGACCCAAACACAGGTAATGTTGCAGCAAACAGAGCTAGAGGCCATCAACTTATGGCGGAGATGTACGATGAGGCAGAAGCGGCTGGTACTTTACCTGAGCTTAGCTATAAAGAGCTAGAGACAATTTCTAAAGGTTCTTATGATGTTCTGGGTACAGAGGTAGCTAAACGTGCATATGGTGCTGGCTTTGATGATCTAGACGAGTCTGTAAAAGCGGTTCTTACACAAGAAGCTTACGTAAGAGGTAAGGTAAACAGTACATCTATAGATAGGGCGAGGCAGGGACTAGGAGCTTTAGAGGTTTTAGATGCCATGCCTGATACAGGTCACCTAGCAGATAGGAAAAGAAATGCTGAGCAGTGGTTGCAGAACAATACTTTTACAGATGATAAACAGCTAAGTAATCAAGGTATTCAGATGCTTACTAACCTACTGATAGATGATTTAGGTCTACAAAGAGATAAGATAGCAGTAGATTCTTTGGTAGGTAGAGGTACAAGAACAGCCGTTAATGATGTATTAAGTGCTGCAGGTAAAACACCACCTCCTGCTACTTCTGGGGGTGATGCTAGACGTAAAGAGTTGATGGAAGAGTTAGCAAATGAACGCTTGCTACCTAGTGCTAACTAATGTTTGGTCTCCCTCTAGAACTCATCACAATGCTAGGCTCCACCGTGTTAGGTGGGGTCATGTCCGTATGGGGCCAGTCTATCAAGGCTAAAGAAGCCCAGCAGAAGATGCTCATGGAACGTGCCAGCTTCAACGCTAAGCAAGTAGCGATGGCTCGTGACGCAGGAAAGAACGATAAACATTTCGCTTGGACACGAAGACTTATTGCATTATCCTCAGTCTTTGCTATTATTGTTCTACCAAAGCTAGTCGCTGTCTTCTACCCAGAAGTTAGTGTCATCGTAGGCTACACAGAAATTCAAGCTGGGTTCCTAGACTTTATCTTTGGTCCCGGTGAAGAGATGGTAAAGTGGAAGTATGCACAAGGCTTTGTCATTACACCGTTAGATACACACATTGTCTCAGCCATCGTAGGTTTATACTTCGGTGCTGGATTTACTAAGTAGGATATAAAGATGCCAATAGCAGGACCGTTTGATAGACCCATTCCGGGGGAGTCACTTACAGGTGAACCACGTAATAACCCTTGGGAGCAGCCACCTCAGATGTCAGATGTTAATGAGGTGGCTATGTATTACCTTGAGCGTTTGAACAATGATGAAGTGCTGCAGGACTTTGGTACTATGATTCAAGCTGGGGTATCTCTAGCTCCTATTGTAGAGACTACATACATGCAGGGCGTTATGCGTGGCTTGCACACAGTAGATGCAGGTCTTGTTGTAGCACCTGTTATCCATGCATATCTCAAGGCTTCCTTAGAGGATATGGGCATCACTGTAAAAGACTCTAGTGTTGATCCTCAGAAGAAAGTAGAAGCTGCTGAGATGCAACGCTTTATGATGGCAGCTAGTGCCATGCTAGACAAAGAAGAAACAGAGACACCCGATCAGGGCCAGCAGATGGTGCAGGATATGGTTGATACGCAGGAGGGAGAACCTGTGGAGGAAGAGATGACACCAGAAGAAAAGCCTATGGGCTTGATGGCAAAAGGGTAATACACAATGGCATTCAACAAAGATGAATTTTTAGCCGCATTTCTAGGTCAAGTCTCTACTGGTATAGCTAAGAACCGTGAGGAAGCCAAGGCTTACAAAGAGAAGCAGGAAGAAGCTTTTGAGCGTAACATACAGCTGATTAACACTCGTTCTGCTAGAGCGGGTGCTGCTGTTAATCTAGGTAAAGAAGCCCTTCAGTACTTACCTGAGGGAGCAGACGCTAAAGCTATGGTTCGTACAGCTATGGCTTCCGGTATGACTGGAGTAAAAGAGTTTCGTGACAAGCTTGCAAAAGCACATGCAGAGGCAGGCTTATCCGCTGGGCAAAGGCTATCTATGAACGATGTTGAGGCTATCATTAGTATGCCTAACATTCCTAGCATTGACGCCTCTCTCATCGACATGTCTCTCGAACAGTTTGCTAAACAGACATATGGTGCTTACGGTGAAGCTACCCCCGCAGAAGATACCACTGGTGTAGTGGGTAGGCTCTTTGGCTTTGGTGCTAAGGAACGTGCAAAGGAACAGCTGCGTGAGATGCCTGGTATGGGCGAGATGTCTATTGCTGATGTAAATGCTGCAGCACGTATGTCTGAGTTTAACTCTCTTATTCCTAATGCTGTAATGTCTTTCTCTGAGATGGAACGCTTTACGCGCAACGATGGTTACACCTTTGCCAACGACATGACAGAGTTGTTCCAAGAAACTATGAACTCTAGAGAAGCTGATGACAGCGTAATGGTGGCAGTACGGGCTGAGATAGACAAACAAGCGGCACTAGGTATCAGAGAAGGGGATATACCTGAAGCAGATCTAGATGTTGTGCGTAGAGAGGCTCGTAGAGCTTACGCTGAAAAGGCGGTACATCAACTAATACGAAATAAAGCAGATCAGTATGCAGGCCCAGCTGGTTTCTTTGACCACTCCTTTGC